ATTTTCCCTAAAGAACGTAAACCGGCTAATCTTAAAGTTTCTGTTAAAGAAATCTCAAAGAAATCTCATTCAATAACTAAAAATGTTGATATAGAAGCTTTGGATTATGCTGAGACTTTTATAGAATCAATCATACCTGCTTTTGACAAATGCGTTGAAAAACAAGTAGTTAAGGGCATTAAGGTTGGTGATATAGAAGTTGCTCACCCTATTAATAAGGATACATCTTGTGGATTCGGGTATGACTTGAAAAAGGAAGATTACTTGGATTATGAGAAGGGTTTGTATAAACCCTACCTTAGAGATAGGATTGAGCATTTACGTTCACAGTTGGTACAAGGAAACGTCCAGGTTTCGGATGCAATACACGCTGAAATCCTTAAGGACGAGTTGCGAAATGTAGAAAAAGTTGATAAGCCTAGGAGTTTTAAAATGGCTCCCTTGCATGTTACTTGCCTCCAACGTGAGTACATGCTTGATTTATTGGTTAAATTACACTCGAAGCGTAATGCCAACGGTGTGAGAGTTTGTATCAACCCTTTTTCAGATGAATGGATAGAGCTTATGCGCAAGCATCAAGCTTATGGACACTCATTTGATGGGGATTGGGGCAAATGGGATGGGGGAATGCTCCCTCAATTCCAATCTGTCCTCCGCAGCGTCTTAGTTAAAAAGTTTTGTGGTTCAAAGACTGATAAAGCTATTCTTGACAATCTTTTATTAATAATTCAAAATTGTCCTACAATAACTTTAGATGATGTCTACTACACTACTCACAGCTTGCCTTCGGGTATAGCTTTGACTGCGGAGTATAACTCTTTAATCAATAAAATGTTAACGGCTTATATTTACTATGTTTTACACAAGCAACAATTTGGAGTCTCACCATCATTAGGCAAATTTATGACTTCGGTCAGAGATGATGTCTATGGAGATGACAAACTTGTATCAACAAATGCTGAAACAGCAAAGTGGTTTAATGGAAAGACTTTTGAGTCAGTTGCGAATGTTTTAGGACTGGATTTTACGCCAGCTTCTAAAGGTGCGTGGACTTACACTACGCAAGGCATTGAAAAATGCACATTTCTTAAACGTGGCTTTCTCTATAACGATTTCTTACAAACCATAGCTGCACCTTTGGATATGAAAACAATCACTTCTACTTTGAACTATGTTAGAGATGTAA